AGTGACGAGAACTGTGGAAGATTGACAAGTGGTCCTCAGGCGCATGAGTCTACTGGCGGAGGATACAACAACAGCACATTTTTGGTGAATGAATCACAGAGGGAAGAGTGTGGTCAAGCTTTGGGTGCTTATAAGCCGGTTGGGCGTATAAATAACAATAATCAAGCTGCGAATATGACGATCCGTGAGGGGACGAGTACATGTTACAATGGTGTTGCAAAGAGTTATCTTCCGGGTTCGGAAAACCAGTACGCGACTAATAACGCGCAAGTGTATGCGAAGAGGGAGGATGCTCATACAGTGAATCATTTTAATGGTGCTGGTAGAATGAATATTAGAAATGATGGTAATAAGTTGGTTGTTGGTGAATTCAAGCCTGATAATAACCGTGAGATCATTAAGAACCCTGATATACTTGTGAAGAGTGCTCCTGATCCTGATAAGATGGGTGAGTATCAGGCTGGTGCGAGAATTAATGAGAGGTTCAATAGTCGTTTTATGCCTAATCTTGCGAGAGATCAGCTTCAGGATAATAAGTTGATTAATATGCCTGTAAAATATTCTAACCAAAAAACCTATCTAACAACGAGAGCTTAATTGGTTTGTCTGAATAAAAGAGTATAAGCGTTAAATTTAAATTTTTTATCTGATTTTGTTACTGATACAGTTTCGTCATCGATCATGTATCTTTCACCTCTTGATATACAGTTCGCTGTGTAGTGTCCAAATTGAGATGACCCATGATGGCAAAGAGTTGCGTATAATCCGTATTCTTTACCATTAACTATAATCGTATCATTTATTTCTGTTCTGGTTTTCTGCTTTCGTCCATGCATATCAAATAAATTGATATTTACTATGATATGTTTTGGTAATGATTTAATACTTTTCAAACTTGTACATTTTTCTTCTTTACAGTTATCGCATTTATATCCGTCTAGTTTCTCTTCTTTAAACTGTTCATCAAAACCTTCTTGTATGGAAGTGCATTTGTTTTCGATTGAAAGATTTCTTATTTTGTATTCTGTTTTAACTGTATGTTTGCATTTGTGGCAAGTTATTTTTTGTATTATATTGGTGTCAAATATTTGTTTTATATCATTAATTGGTTTTATTGCTTCGTCTAAACTATCTATGATAGCAAGAAGGGTTTCGTGGCTATCGTGATGCCTGGTCATAATTTCATAGTGTGGATGCTCTTTTAGGAAAGCTGACATGAAATCTCTCATGAGTGTTTTATTAGGTGTTCTTTTTTTGAATAATTCGAATATAATTTCATTATATTTGACAAAGACTTCATTTGTGATGAAAGTAAATTTCTCTTTTTCTTGTATCAAAACGTTGGTAAGTGATGGAGAGAAAAAGAGTGCTTGTATTGCACTATTCAAATAACAGGTGTTACCAATGTTATCTATACCCGTGGCCTTCATATGTTTATAATTAGTTTCTATTCCTTTAAATATTCTATAACGATATTTCTATTTTTGAATGTCATTTTTTGTTTGTTTCCAATTTGGATACTATCGAGAGTTTTGTATATTTCCATGAGTTCGTCTTGTAATGATTGGGTTGCTGTTGAACAGCAATTCATTTCATGAATATTTTTATCGAATTTAGTGTCAAATCCTTTTCCACATTTTTCACATTTCCAAGTACCACAACGATATTTCTTATTCAAATGATAGGTGAGTGCCTGTTCGCTACTCAAAGACTTACCACATCTTGGACATATTGGCATTATTATTATATTTCTATGTTTTTTATGAAGGTAAAGAAAATAAGAATTAAAGAATATAAGAAAATAAGAATATAAGAAAATAAGAAAAATGAAACCATGGAAAAGGAGAAAAACGGATGAGGAGAACGACGAAAATGTATTGAACGAAGGAGATGTCACCTCCATAAGAAACAAAGTATATTTTTATTGTGAGGTTTCTCGCAGGACTATTTTGCTATTGCATAGGGAACTTGATAAAGCTGCAAAACATGTTCGCGAGAATATGGATGACGATAGTAAAATACATTTGTATATCAATTCTGAGGGAGGTGAGTTATATGCTGGTTTAAGCGGTATGAAGCATATCAAAGACTGTAAGGTTCCTGTTGTGACTCATGTTGATGGTTGTGTTGCAAGCGCAGGAACAGATTTATTGTTGGGGGGATGTAAAAGGGTTATGAGTAAGTATTCACAAGTATTGATTCATCAACTCAGTTCAGGTGTGATAGGTAATTATGAAGAAATTAAGGGTGAGACTGAAAATTGCACTAAATTGATGAATATGATGAGAGAGATATATAAAGAGCATTGTAAAATTCCCAAAAAGGTATTAGATAAATTGATGATGAAAGATATTTATCTTAATTCAGATGAATGTTTGAAGTATGGAATCATTGACGAGATTGGCTAAAATGTATTCATTTCTGCTTTTTGTAATCTATTTGTAAGATAGGCGATATAAATCAACATGATAAAAAGTAAAACTATTATAATTGTCGTAGCAAGAACATATGGCATCAGATGCTTTCCTAGGTAATTTACTATAGGGTCTAATAACCTTTCTTTAAGTTTATTTTCTTCGTTGTTTGCTTCTTTTTCTATAACTTCCACTAATTGAGATAAAATTCTTTCCATTAAATTATGAAATATATAAATATACTTAAGGACAACGAATATAATATATATTACAATACAAATGGCTCCTAAGACTACTTCCAAGACTATTACTAAGACCGCTCCTAAGACCGCTCCTAAGACAAAGGCTGTTACAAATCCCCCTCCTGAGGTTGAAGAGCCTAAGGCTACTCCTGTTGTCACTACCGAGGAGGAGATTAATTACTCTATGGTTATTGATAACCTTTCTGCTATTGACAAGCTCATCAAAGCCACCGTTCCTCTTGTCCGTAAGCTCCAGAAGAAGCACGATAAGGATGTAAAGGTTGCTTCCAAGCAGAAGAAGCAGAAGCGTGTTCGTGATCCTTCTCTTCCTCCATCTGGTTTCGCCCGTCCTGGACCTGTATCCGAAGAGCTTCGCACTTTCCTTGACCTTGGTAAGGACGATCTTATTGCTCGTACCCAGGTTGCTAAGAAGATGTCCGAGTACATCAAGGAGAACAACCTCAAGAACCCTGACAATAACAAGGAGATTGTTTTGGACAAGAAGCTTGCGAAGCTCTTTGGTGTCACTGAGAAGACGAAGGTTGAGTTTTTCAAGATCCAGGGTTTCCTCACCAAGCACTTTATTAAGGCTTAAAAAATAGAATTAGATGGGAATAAATTGAAAATAAAAAACGGGGTATAATTGTTCTCTCGTTGGAACAATATTAGTTAGGGGGGGTGGGTTAAAGGGAGAAAAATGATCCAAGGGTTTTTTTAGTTTTTTATGAATCTTCTTTAAGGTTGATAAAAAATTAAGTATGTTTTATTACATTTCTAATCTATTCATATAAGAAGCTAGTTGTTTTTCATAAATATCTACATTCATACCTCTACTTTTGAAATGTAAAAGCCTGCATCTGACAGCTTCTCTTAAATTTGTATGCAAAAAGTAGTAATGATTTTCAAAAACATAAGACATGATTTCGTCAGCAATTTTGATTTTATTTTTGACCCCAACACTTGATATCATTTTTTCCATTTTTCTGGATAATTCAATGCGCAGATTTTTAGTAATAAAATAGTTATCTATATTTGTTTTTTGTCGGCACATAGGACATTCGGTTTTTCCATCATGAGCACACACATAAGAGCAACCCTGGCACATCATGTGTCCGCATAACAGTGTATCTTCAATGATTGCGTCATTCATACAAATAGGACAAGTATTGTAGTTCTTTCTATGCTGCGCGCAATATTGGTCTTTACATTTTTTCACACACGGGGTTCCTTTTTTTGTGATGCCTTGGCAGAATGTATTTGTCATTGTTGGTTGTTTGATTGTTTGTTGCTTAGTATACTATGGTGTATCAAGATCCTTTAGGTATAAAAAATGAATTGTGAAGGTTCATTGTCAAAGTAAAATACAAGCATAGTTATAGTCAATCCATCCTTTTCAATCTTTTTTAAAAAACTTAAGATTACGGATTTTGTATAACTTATAGTGATGTTTTATGAAAAGTATCTTAATAATGAAAAGCCTCCAACTCATCTTCTCATGACTGGTGGTAAGTTGTATGTTCAAGATAACAATGATTTTTTACGAGAATATCACAAAGCTATATTAGACGGAGAAAAATTCAGTATTGTTGAAAAGATTGATAAACAGCTAAAATTTAAAATGTTTATGGACATAGATATCAAAGAACCACTACAAGACAAGGTAGGTTTCATACGGTCTCTTCTAAATGATTGTGATAAATTGAGAGCAGGGGGTTGTATGGCTATTGTTTGCGAAGGTCATAATACACATGGATTGCATATTATTTTCCAAAGATGGAATGTAGATGCAACTGAGGCAAATGCTTTTGTTTCAAAGTTGGATTATGATATTGATACAAGTGTATTTAAAACGGGTTTGCGAATGCCTTTTTCTCAGAAAGGGAGAGTTGATCAGTATTACTATCCGAAGTATTTGTGGAAGAATGGTGTTCTAACAGCTTTGGAAAATCAAGATTTCATTTACGATTTTCAATTATTCGAGGGATGTTGTATTAGAACGAATTACAACACTAAGTATAAACCATTAGATAATATACAGAATTCATGTAAAATATCTAATTCTTTGGAAAATTTTGTTAGGAGTATAGCTCCTGAATACAACAATATAAACATATTGAGTGTATCAAAGATGAAGGATAGTATATCATGTCTATCCGATTCAAAATACTGCTTGAATATTAAAAAGAATCATGGTAAAAACCACGTCTATTTTGTGATACGCAATAAAAAGTTATACCAGAAATGTCATTGTGATAAATATAATTGTAAATCTTTCAGGAGTAAGTTATTTAATGTTCCGTGGGTAGTGCTTGAAGAACTCAATCAAAAGATTTAGTATATTTACTATATTTTGTTGTAATTTCATCATACGCGCATTTGAGATTTTTCTTGCCAATATCATTAGCGAAAAAGTCATCTTGTTTTATTGTGTATCCTCTGTTACGCATAACTACATATACACAAACAACCGCCCAAAAATCAGGTGTAATAACAACAGGGTTTTTATTAGAGCATTTCATAACCTTTTTGATGATTGCTTTATCATCTATAACTCCTTTACAGAGTTCTTCTGTCTCTTTTATAATATCTTTAATGTATGTCATTAATTGGTTATTTTCAGACATCTTAAAAGCATATT